TCTCATACTGGATCTGTCCCGTTTCTGCATCGGCGGCTTCATCATCGCCCTCGGTCGCCTCTCCACCACCGGAACCCGTTATAGAGCGCATAGTAAGAGTAAAGGGGAGCCCGCGAAGATCCGCCACGCGTTTAAGATGCTGATTAAGTTGTTTATGTTTGCCTGCTCCAGCCATTCCCCGCCAACACAGGTTCAGGGAATCCATCTTTTATTGTAATAAGAGATCGCTCTTAGACCAGAGGGACGGTTGAACTTTAGATGCGAGAGGGCTAAGGGCGCCCACTATGTTCATGTAAGATGGAATGGTTGATTCCAGTGCCGACACTACAAATAGACCAGATTCAGGTCGGAACCATAACACATAGCGCAAAGCCGCTCATACCCCTTTCATATAAGGAAGCCGATCACAATTTTCCCTCACTATCAATCCTATTACCATCACTAAAGATCAAAAGTTTTGATTCGTCAACAGGCCACTTTGTCATCTCCTTAGCGGATAACTCTGCAACTTTGCTAAAGCTACAGTCACTCCAAGATATGCTGCTCGCACATATTAAGATGAAATATAATGCATGGTTTCCTAATCAGCGAACTACTGCAAAAAAGCTAACGGATATCAAGGCGGGATTTCAGCCACTTATTCACGGAAATGAACTTCATCTTTACTGCCCCATTCAGCCTCAGATCGCACAGAGTGTCCCCTTCTATTCGAAGGGTGAATGGAGTTCATCCGGTATACAAACCGGGTTGTTAGTTCCTGGATCCAAAATACGAATTGTTTTGAGAATCCAGGGGCTTTCATTTCATATTAATCAGACGACGAGTCAGTGGTCTGGTAAGTTTCGGATACAGCATAAACTTCTGGCACTATTGATGCCTGTCTAACTGTGCGTAACACTTAGGAGTGTTGTACCCATGGCAACATATGCCATAAAGAAACTTACATGGCTCATTATAATAGTAAGTGTTTCCTTATAGTGAGATTTGCTTTGAATTAGCATATAATTAGCAAATGCTAATGCTATAACAACTGCCGCCCCAATGCCATAAACCGTCCAGAGGGCTGCTGAAACCGCTTTAGTATTATCATGATTTCCAGTCTTTTGCCCGATTACAACGAAAATTGCAATTACACTAGCAACTACAAATAACAGCGCCACTATGTGTGCTATATTTAGCCACTCCATAACTCTATTATGGGATAACTTTATGCTAATGGCCGTGTGCGTGGCCGTGCCCTTTACCGTGGCCGTGCCCCTCGACAACTGAACCGAATCCTTTTGGTCTATTAGTTGTCTGTATAGACGGTTCAGTAAAAATTATATATAAATCATAAGCTAATACTGCAAAGCCAGTTATAGATGCAAACACTATGAATTTGGTATTATCGACGACAACACCCATGATTATCTAATGATTATACAGAGAATGAGTAAACATCAACCACATAATATACCTTCTCCAGGACCATGTCAATGTCATCCAAGAGTGGGTTCGGATCGCCCTGCAGAGGGTTGTATACCGATATCAGTCTTACAGAATGTAGCTCACAAAGTTTCCATTCACCATAAGGGTGCTGGGTTACGGGCGAAGCTGGAAGAGCATTTTGGTGTTAAACCGGAGCATGAATATACCTTTTTAATGAAACTGCCACTCAGTAATCAGGAGAAGCAAAAGATTGCGGATGAATATCTTCGCCCTCGCGCACCCATAGGTTGGAAGAACGACCCGGACATGTGGCTTGATAGCACTAACATCGCAGATGTAATGAATCAGTACGAGGAGGCGTATCCCAAGTTTGAATTCATGGGCCCGTTTCCAATTGATTTTGCTGCAAAGAACCCCTATCAAAAGGGTGGGAATGCCCGCTGTCTAATGAATGAGGTCTGCGAGTTTCGTATACAAAAGGCTATGGAGTCTGGAACAGAGTCTGTTGGAATTGTATATAATTTGGATCCTCACTACAAGGGTGGGAGTCACTGGGTAGCCACTTATATTGATATAAAGCACCATAGATGCCTGTACTTTGACTCATATGGTATGAAGCCACCGGTTCAAATTGCCCGTTTCATGCAGTGGCTAACAACACAGGATAGTAAAATGGAACTTATATATAATTCAAAGCGAATTCAATATAAAAATACAGAGTGTGGTATGTATAGTATTTATTTCATTATTCGTATGCTAATGGGTGACGAATTTGTGAAATTCGCGAGATCTAGTCCGAAAGATGATGGTATGATGGAAGTGCGAAAGTGTTTGTATTCTTGGTAGATGGTATGGTATAACAGTATGATAGGCCCTGGTTAATGGTTCTCCGTGAGAAGCATTAAGCTCAGCATAGCAGTATGATAGGCCTTGGTTAATGGTTCTCCGCGAGAAGCATTAAGCTCAGCATAGCAGTATGATAGGCCCTGGTTAATGGTTCTCCGTGAGAACCATTAAGCTCGGCACAATACCATATAAGAACATCTAGATAAGAATAGATAGCACGCATGGCAGAAATTAAACCATCACAGAGAGATGTATTCTTTTCGCAATCGAATGAGTCGATGCTTCAGCGCCTATTAAACACAGATTTCCAGCGCCGTGTCGGTAACCAGCTCAATGATAAGCAATCACAGCGCTTAACAAAGACAATCAAGCACTACATGGGTGAGGTCTATAGCAACCAGCAGAACAGTGGAAAGAGCGTCCAGTCACTAAATACGGAGGTGCTTCAGTCAGTAGTTCCCGACTATATGAGTTATCTTCGTCGTCAGAACGGATCAGATGCTGATGCCGAGCCCGATATCATGACGCAAGATGTCGGTACGAGATTCGAGAGACTCCAGACGGAGCGCCAAGCCGGCCGTGGGGTCCCTCCTAATGCCCCGAATTTCCAGCTTTCCCTAGAGGACGAGGGCGCCCCTTCATCAGTAAGTCGCTACGAGCAACTGAAGATGGAACGCGAAAGAGAGGCGAAGCGGCTCGAGGAGACCGCAAATAGCCGTCCCGTAGACCCTGAGCTCAATCGCAGAAATATGTCCGATGACAATTTCCGCCTAGGTCAGCGCGATGCAAATAATCGCGACCAGGCTCTTCTCAGTCTACGCGACCAGAGCCGTCGCCCTCAGTCAAATGAAATCCTAGATGTGCCCCCGGATCCACGATACCTATACATGGGCGAGAGCGGTCTAATCCCAAATGGGCCGAGAGCCATGGGAATCGCAGATTCCAATCCAACACTCGCTCTTCCAATGACAATGCAGCCTCGCCCCTCTCTTCCACAGGATAATATACGCGCCCAGGATGATGTCGTGGCATACCGTGAGAATGAGTACAATCTATTTATCTACAGCGCTGACCGTGACTGGGTCAATAATACACAAGAGAATCGCTATAATTTCACTGTGAATTTTGACCCCGCGAACAACCGTGTTGGCTATGGTCTCTCTCCCTCGACCTATATCAAGTTTAAGAACATTGTTCGTATTGAGCTTGTAAAGGTCATTATGCCAACAGAGGCCTGTGATACGCTCATGCTGAAGTCATCGACAACAGCCTATAATACAAATAAGAGTATTAATGTTTTTGCTTACCCGTATCTACAGGTGCGGATTGACGAGCTCAACACGAACGGCTTCGGAACTAACGATGGTCTCAATAATTCCTTCGGCGTTGTGAGCTATGATGCCTACTGGGCCTCGGATACGACGCTCAAGACGAAGGGTTATACGCGCCTAGTACCGAAGTTTCTAAAGTGCCAGAAGGTCTATTATCCCACGCCACTCAGTACTCTCCAGAAGATGACGATCCAGATTCAGAAACCGGATGGTTCACAGTTCTCGACATCGGCGGATGCCCTCGATGTGAGTGGTGTCGTGACCTCGGCACAGATTCAGGGCACTGCTGGAAGCTGGAAGGGGCCGAATGTTTCAACGATAAATGTGGCGGCGGCCTCGTACTATGATACAAGCGGTGAATTCCTATGGATTCAAACAAAAACATGGTTCTCACAGTACACCTTCGCACAGGGTGATCGCATCAATCTAAGCAATGTGAATCTCCCGTCGAGCTTCAGTGGAGGAGCCCAGGCCGCTACGGATTTTACGAGTTTCCTAACGCGCCCCACCGGCCATATTGTAGTTGATGTGGCCTACAATTATGTTACAGGGTCTGCGCCAACTCAAACAATGATTTTTAAGGATGGAAGTGATGCTACATCAAGCGGTTCAAATAAACTCGGTTACAGTAATTTTATCATCATTCGGAATTCTTTTAATGATCCGTCGACAGGTTTAACATCACTCATGCCCTTTGGTGGTTCTGCGACTACTAATACAGCCTTCCTCACGGCTCTCAATGCAGCCCCTGGTCTCTCAACGGGTCGCCTACTCAATGCGAGCCACCAGATTCAGCTTATCTTCCGTGTTATCACGCGTGATATGGACTCGAAAACCCATTTACGCCCCGATAATATGTGAGGCGTTTTGATACATAGTAACATTTTGCGCTAGATAGGATGTGCCAGAGGCTATGATAGAACCAATAGTTATTGTCATATTTAATACAAAGGTTTGTACTAAATACGAGAATATTCAGGGCGATGATGGGGAGAAGTTTCCTAGGGAGAGCATTATGGAGATCGAGCATGGCCCAGAGGCAGGCGAAGGCATAGTCGAGAAAGAGAAGAAGACTTCTCGGCTCACCATACCAGTGCCAGACAGCTGAAAGAGTGGTTGATACGGTGACAATGACATTATAGTGTTTTCTCGTTGGATTTAGAGATAAATAGTGAGGAAGAGTTGATAGAATAAGCATACTTAGAAGTTGGCGTGGGCTACTTGTTAAATTTTATAACGGATAGTACTGAAGTTAAGTACTCCCCATGGATAAGGCCACAAGGTAGCCTTATGTCATTGGAGTTACTTTAGCTTCTTGTTCTATCCATCAGAGCCATGTACTTAAATTAAGTACATGGCGGTACTTAAATTAAGTACATGGCGGTAGAGTTGATGACGAGTACTGCTATGCACTTGTCTTATGCCAATCCTGTAGCATACCGCCTGAAACAAGTCCCCTGCTCTGAAACCGGCGGATCAGCCCAGAGCGCCTTTCCTTGGTGAAGTGCGAGTTGGAAATTCAGTTCCCAATCGAGACATTCGCGAAAGGGTAAAAAGGTTGAGGCGAGTTGCTTCAAGAACTTCGGGTGAAACATCATAGAATCCGTGCAGCGGAATACCCAGGAATGCGGCGGCGAATAGAGCTTCTGCTCCGAATAATAACTCGGCTCGGCTCCTGGTGGGCGCGTCCCAACGCCCTCTCCAAGGCTCACATAATCCCACTCGGTTCCTGAGAGGTCCGCCAGAATCTGATTCATTCTTGGAACAATATCACGACGCAGATAAGAATCAGACTCTAGAATAATCATATACTGGTCGTCTTTGTTGTTATCGAGCGCGTGGCGAATTGCAGAGTAGAAATTGATATTTAGCGAGATTTCACCCTTTGATAGACAGGATGCCTTAAAAGAAAATGGTGGGAGTGATCCGCGATTCAGATAGGGGTCATAAATCTTGAAGATGCTTGCATTATCAATATTATCGCCCCAGGTGGGGGCTATGAACCGCAGCGTTTCCTTTGGAATTCCACGCATAACTATGTGTGGAATTATCCGGTGAAAACGAGCCCTTTCCTTTTCTGGGTGACAAAGAACATAGACGCCAGGGATCTTATCGGTGGGCCAGACGTCCATTTATAGGGTTATGTGCGGGAGAGTTTAGGCAGCTGTTGTGCCCTTTTAGAAAAAGGGCCCAAAAATCGCCCCGCCCTTTTAGAAAAGGGGCCCAAAAACTTGATTTTTTAGGGCAATCTGAAGAACAGTTAAAGGCTATATATAATAGGTCAAATTGTATGATTATGGATGATTTGGAATCTCAGCAACAGACTCTTATTGCTCTTGGTAAAAAATCAGAGAACAATGCACGGTTCATCCTAGATTCTTACCTAAATACTGCCTGATACGACTACCTATAAAGATGGCTTCACAATACAAGAACAACAAAACAGAAATCGTTAGAAATATTACAGCCCAAAAGGCTATTTACAAGTTCCGTAACTTTTTGTATTCAAATAGAAAAGATATTAGAGAGCAATATTTCAGAATGTCAAAAGAATATTTAGATAATGAATATCAAAATAATATAATCATTACTATCACTGAAAAAGAACGGCTGCGACTTCTTCTAAACCATTGGGATTGGAATACATTTGATACCAGTTCAAGAGATTGGTGGTTTATTCTATCTTTTATTCATTCAAGAAGTCTAACATTAATGACACTTGTTCATTTATGGATTGATGATGTACAGATTGATGATGTACAGATTGATGATGTACAGATTGATGATGTACAGATTTTTGATTTTGAAGTATTTGAAACGGGGACGGATGGTCTTCGTTAATCCACTTATACCTTAAGTCTAACATAAAATATCCTATAGGTATGCCACACATCATATACGCCGTTACTGAAGTTATGGCCCCGCTTCCACCACCGGGCCATCTATAGCAGGTGTTGCACGATTTTTATAGACATAATAGGCTCTCATCAAAAAGGCAAGAATATCAAGAGTAAGAAGCGGGGCATAATTAATAATTAATACTTGATTATCGGTTGCATAGGCGTAGGCAAAAGCAAAGGCCGATCCAGTCAAGACGACCACTTTCTCGGGTAGATTATACATATTTGCATTTTTATTCTTATAGTTTGCATAGAGTTCAGGAATATAGCAAGCAAAAAACAAGATGGTTGCTATATTCATTAAATAATCATGTTCCATTCACTGGGATACCTGATACTTGCCCTTTTAGAAAAAGGTCCCAAAAAATCGCCCCGCCCTTTTAGAAAAAGGTCCCAAAAAATCGCCCTGCCCTGCCCTTTTAGAAAAAGGGTCCAAAATGAGATATTATTTTGTTGAGTTTTTGGGCCCTTTTTCTAAAAGGGCGCCCAGGTAACAGGCGCCGCCGGCTGCCCTCCCTTCTCTCCCGTCTTTCCAAGAAGCTTCGTAAGCTTGGAATCCGTCTCACCGTAAATTTCGAATCCTCCAGCAACCGGCTTGAATCTGTATGGCTTACCATTCAGCTTCTTGAAGATAACATTAACAGCCGGCTCTGCAGGTCCAGATTCCTTGAATTTCGACGCCGACTCACGAATATCAATATCGAGATCAGGATGATACATAAAATCACCCACCTTTCCCTCTAGCGGAAGACACTTGAATGATCCATCATTATTTTGCTTGATATTGAGCTCACAATCAACCGCTGCAGACTTCATAACAGACTCGAGAGAGTTTAGAATACCCTTCTTCCGCTCAGCAATCAGATAAAGGCGCTCGTCAGTTGTTACGACATATTCCGTAGAGCCCTCTGGTATTGGTAGCCCCAAAGCAACCGCCTCCTTCTTCTCGACGCGATCCGCCAGTCGTATAGTCTCATCAATACGATCTTCGCCACTACTCTTCGCCTTCTGGGCTACCTCAGAGAAACAGGTGAGATAGGTATAAATACTGACATTTCTCTCCTCCTCTGGGAGCTCCAAATGAGATCCAATACGGATCGCACGACCCTTCACCTGTCTCAGGCGTACATCATTCCAATAGGGCTCCATGATATGAACCGCGCGGACATTCTTTAGAGAGAGACCCTCTGCACCAGCTGATGTGATACAGAAGACCTTGCATATCTCTCCAAGATGGTTATTAATATAGGCGGAACCCTCAAGAATAGACTTGATATTAGCAGGGAGTTCATCGAATTTTGCATTGAATATATCAAGCGCGAGACGGCGAACATCCTCCTCTTCGCCTCCTGAAAAAGTGATATAACGCGGCTGAACGCCTGGACCCTTTTTAAAGGACATCTCCGTTAGTTTCGAAAATGCGAAGCCCGTGGGTGTCTTTATAATTTCAATTGGAGCATAGCCATTTACATCCATACAGAGGCGGAAAATACCGATACCCTCCATATCAAGGAATTGTGAATACACTAGACTGCTACCTCTCGCCTCTGAGATCCGCTTTAACATCTCGGCAAATTTGGGAGAATATACCTTGAGCCCGTCCTCCTTGTCGAGTCTTAGATTGTCTCTGGCAAGTGTTACGAGACACTCCTTCGCACGCACAGTGCTAACCTTATAGTCCTCGCCTGGCTTCTGGCCGGCCTTGCAATCTGCAGCGATTGTGCTGGCCTTCTTCTGTAAGAGGGTCTTGAGAGGCTTTGGCGCAGCTGAAGCTGGAGCAGGCTTTACTATATCATCCTCACCACCTCCTACTGTCTCCGCAGGAGGAGCCTCTTCAACCGCATCCTCACCACCCTCAGCTGCATCAATAGCCTGCGCCAGTTCATCCTCTTCTGCAGCTGCCACAGCGGCCTCAGCCACATCCTCCTTCTCCGCCGCATCAAGCTCAGGGAATTCCTCAGCAAAATTCTCCCGCTCTGGAGCCCCATCGACTATATCACCGCCAACATCACCCGCCCCAGCCTCAGCAAGCTGCTCCTTGCGAGTCTTCGGTCGCGGTCTCAAAACCGCCGGCGGAAAGGTGAAGTTACAAGCCTGTCGAGAAGTCATCTTATAGTTACTCGTCTTCGCAGCAGTTCCCATCTCATAGACCTCCGCCCACACTGCACTCATAGAAGCCCCCTCACCACCCTTCTTCTTTTTCTCACTCGAAATCTCGGACTCGCGCGCCTCTACATACATCCGCTGGCTGTAAACACTCATAGGAACCCGTACAACCTCATCAACCTTTACAGCAGGCATTAAATCTGTACGCGACCCCTTGTAATAGGATATCAGTCCCGTTAGCCGTTTCACAAGAACAATCTTATTTTTAATAGCGTTTGCAGAAATGAAGTTTTTGGCAAATTCCTCACCAAAGGGCGGTAGAAGCGCCTTCGCCACCGCTGTAATTGAACCGTTCACGATAAAGCCCGCTGTCTTAAGATCTTCCTCGATCGTGGGAATTATTTCATTTATAGAGGGAATTGCCTCTCCCTCAGGAATTCTCTGAACTCCTACATCCTGTCCGATTTTCTTAATTCCGTAGGGCAAAAGACTGCAGACAACTCTTGATCCACCACCGGCGGCGTCATTTCCAACTCTGACAAAATCCACGAAGGGGTGCTTTAGCATAATATCTGTAATTTGCTGCTGTGGAACTGCGCCCACCGCACGAATTGTGAATTCAAGAGTCGGTATATATCCATGGAGAATATTCATTAGAATTCCGAGCTCTTCTGGAAAGTTTATAAGAGGCGTGCCACTGAGTCCAACAATCTTAGAGTTCTGTGCCGATAAGAGAAGTCTGTAGAAAAGATAGCCGCGCGCATAGGTCTTCGTGCCCTGTAGACATAGAGTTGGATTCCACTTATCAACTGTAACCTCCTCATTTGGTATGAGGCGGCGTAGACCCTTCATACGGATCAAGTACGGGTCAATTGTACCCTGCATGAGTCGCACTAAGTTATGTATTTCATCGACAATGATTACAGCATCGTCAAAAAAGTTGGCCGGCTTCTTGCAGGCGATTGCCTGTAGCTTCTTCGCCGAAATACCATTGTAGTTGATGAAACGAATACGGCCGTTGGGGTTCTTCTCCTCATGCCAAACAAGAACTGATAGGATCTGCCTACGAATCTCTGTCTGCTGTGTAGCATCAAGTGTCGAATAATTGGAGGCATCTGCCCCCTTTCTAAAGTCAGGAACCCAGACTGAGGTCGCCGTTTTCAGATAGGAGTCAGTTAGGCCGAGGACCGACTTGGCAAATAGTTGAGTCGTCGGATCAGATATGGGTAGCTCTTCCCAGTAATTCTGTAGACGAAAGTGACGGAATCCACATAGACTGACTTCCTTGAGAAAGTTCTTGCGGAGTGAGAAGGGTGTCATGACAATAATTTTCTTATTGGAAGTTGAAAAAAGTGCCTCTGAGGTAGCTATAGCAGTACAGGTCTTACCTGAACCGAGACCGTGGTAGGTTAGTATACCGCGATAAGGAGTTGCCTGGCGCATGTACTCGCGTATAAATTTCTGATAGGGATACTTATCGCCGGCCTCAGTTGGAGAGGCGCCTTCCGTTGGTTCGAGCATGAAGGCATTATAGGTTTCCTTGATGAACTCTGAGAAACCTCTGCGAGTTTCTGGTACGAAAACCTCTGGGCCAGCAGGATTCTCATAAGGGTTCTTCTTTTCCTCTTCGCGAATAAGTCTTGCCATTTCTTCGAGATTTGGATCCTCAAACTTCACTGGGGGGCGTTTTACAACAAACTTCTTTGGGCCTGTGGCTTGAGATGGGGCTGGGGCTGGAGCTAGGGCTGGAGCTAGGGCTGGAGCTTGAGACTTTGGAGCTGAAGGCTTTGGGGCTACGGACTTTGGAACTAGAGGCCGCTCAACCCGCTCTGGGCGAGATAGCAGGCCCCGCACAACCGAGGTTATTGGACCCGGCTTCATATCGGTTTCATTCAGTTTACGAAGAATCTCGGGAGCCTTTTCTACCTTTATTTTTACACCTGTAAATTTAAAACCCCTTCTTTCAGACATCTATTCTGACATATCATTTTGTTTATAGTGTTATACCGCCGTTACCGAGCCGCCGTTAGCGAGCCCTAGGTCGAACTCAGAACAAGCAGCGCAAGACGGCTCGCCTCCTGTTCCGCCTCCTTCTTATTCCTAGCCGATGATGACGCTACAACCTTACCCTCTACATCGAGAACGCCCATAGTAAAGACCCGATCATGCGATGGACCCTCCTCGTGCAAAACCTTGTATCGCGGTGGCTGGTGATACTGCGCCTGAAACCACCGAAGAAGCTGATCCTTATAGTTGGTATTCTTGGTAATCAGCTCAACGAAGTAAATGTGTCGCTCCAGAACATTAATAACGAAGGTCTGCACTGCCTCAAATCCTCGCCCCCCCTTTCCAAAGGAGTAATATAGTGCCCCCAGCCAGGCCTCAAACATGCTTCCGAGCAGACGAAGATTCTTTCGACCATCGCAAACTTCCTCAACATGTCGACTAATTACAAGCCATGGACCCATACCAATTGTCTTCGCAAGCTCACCAAGTCGATCATTATTCACAATCTCCGTTCGAAGATTTGTCATGAATCCCTCACCCTGTCCCGAGAAACGCTCCTTAAGATAGGTTCCTACAACCCCGCTAAGAATACCATCACCTGCATACTCAAGCTCCTCATTGTCATCTGACTGTAGAGGAAGGCAGCCATCTGGCATAGGACAGAGAACCATTGGCTCATCCTGCTTAGCCCATATCTCAGACTTATTGACATAGCTCGTGTGAACGCAAGCCTGTCGGAAAAGTGCAAGATCCTCAATATTAGTACTAACACCGTAATCTTTCAGTATACGGTATATCTCTTTTGTTGGAATAATCTTGTTCTTGTTGTTCCAAGGATTACAAATCTTTGGAACAGCCGACATTACTTATATATATTCGAGGCCAACCTTTAGGCAAATACTCTCATAACTAACGGTGAAGACTAGACAAGACGCAAATTTATATAACGGCGTCCAGTTGCGTCGATGTTGCTAATAGACTTTCGTCGCTCTTCGTAGAGAGATGCCGAAACCTATAACTAAAAAGAGGAAGTCATTCTCAGGTGGAGCAGATGTAGCAATTGATGCTGAGGGCAATCAAATGTTTTCCACGGGAGATCCTCGTAATGAACTAGAGATCGCAAAACGCAGACGCCCTCATTCTGCTAGAGCAGATTCCGTGAATCCAGCCGCCAAACCAGTAGTCCCTATACCAGCAGTCGCACCTAGACCAAAGGTGCGAGTCGGCACGACAAATGTTCGCGGCGCAATGAAACACAATAAAAGAAGACTCTTAAAGGGTGTACCGCCCGATATTGTCATTATAAATGAACGGGTTCAATTGGATGAAGTAGGCTTCATTCCAAATGAGGGCAGTAATATCGGCTTCTCGTATGAATATTTTCCGCTATCTGGCAATTCTCCAAAAACACCTGAAGAAATTGTCACAGCAAAGATCATATTCGCAAAAGTTTTCGCCCCCAACAGCGGATTTTCTCTAGTAAATCCGAAACCCCCTTGTGATATAGATGAGTATGGAGTTTTACGCGAGGGGCTCAATAATCGTCTTCAACGCATTCGCACACAGGTTCGGGCCGGTAAACGCAATGAGGGGCTCAGTATTCGAGTCCGTGCCTTAATGGAACAGGGTATTAAGATAAAAAAGCTCCTTGACGATATGGTTCTAAATGTGGAAGAATGCACTAATTATGAGGAAGACGGTCATACGGGCTTCGGAGTTAGCAAGATATCAAATATAGATGACGACCAAATGCGTCGCATTATACGGAACTTCTCGTTTCTAGTATTACAGGCACTCAATCCAAATCCCGATTTTGATAGTAAGATGGCGGTTGACCCTGTAGATCTTATGAATACCTTAGATAACACGGATTTTACTGAGAGTGATATGAACCAATACTTGAAGGCATATGAAGAGAAGAATCCTATACCGCGTCTAATTGGTATAATACTATCTGATACAAACGCGCAGAAGTCGCTCCTTCAGTTAATGTTAGAGGATGAGAAGAAGAAGTTTCTACAGACTATAATTGACTCACTTACTCTTAAATTAGAGGGTACTCCATCTGTAGCAACCTTTGCGACCTTTCAGGCTACTCTAGAGGGTGATGATAGTAACTCTAAAATAATGAGTATAATTGGATGGATTGTTGATGAAATTAAGAGATATTCTCATAATGCTGTAAAAGGTACTGCAGATGCACACGCTGCTGCATCAACTGAAATCGCTTTAAAGGCTAGATTAGCTGAATTGGAGGCATCTCAAGGAGTCCTCAAACTTCAATTAGCTGAAGCGCAGACGAATGTAGCGGCAGCAGCGCCTCCTACAGAGGGAGGTGTAAGTCAGACAGTTCATGATGCTCTTGTTGCAAAGGGTATTGATGATGTAAAGAAAGTGGAAGAGGAACTTGTAAAATTGCAAGCTGATCTTGAAAAATGTAG